TGCTGAGGAATTAAAAAAAACAGTTGCGAATACCCTAGGTTTTGAACCAACCGTTAGAAATATTGTTGAAATATTTACAGCGGCTGTCGAAGTATTTATGGAAACTATTTTTGATGTTTCTGTTGCAGCTGAAGCGACAACAAATACCGCTAGAACAGCTCAATTAGAAAAAAAATTCGGAACAAATTTAGTTAATTCTGATATTGCCCAACAATATTTAGATAAAAAAGAATTCTTTTCATGGCCAGATTATCGAGAAAAAGATGAAAAAGAAAACACATATGTTGAAAAATATTTAGGTGAAAAAGGTGTTTTAGAAAGACCACAAGATGTTAATGAGTTGGTATTTATTGATGATTTATTAGCAGCATTTCTAAAAGCAAAGAAAGCTAGTGACGCAGTAAAAGCAGATATGGATAAAGAAGTGTCAACATGGTATCCAGTTAACCCTGTCGATACTTTAGTTTATACAGAACTTGACCCATACGCTAGAATGGAGATGAAAAACTATAATGATGTAACAAGACTTATGGTTATCAGAGCTATGACATTTTTAGGTTATACAAACGACCCAACATTACTTAGTGATGATGAGATTACTAGTATGGCTGAAATAGAAGCTGATGCTATTTTAAGAGGTGTTAAAGATGATAAAATAAAATCATCGTTAACGTTTTTAACTTTAGATTCTGTTACTAAAATAACAGGGCCAATAAACTCAAACGAAACCAATGTTGTAATCCTATCAAACGGTGACTATGTTTACAATTATATTGGTGGTGAACCTGTAGATACAGCCACGAAAAAATATAAACATACAAATATAGATATGGGAGTTGTTTTACCGATAAACGATGGTTTTTCGGGAGATTGGCCATATAATTCACCAGAAAATTTGATTAAACGAGCTGATAATGGTGCTAGATTTTTAACAAATTATAGTCGTTCATATGGTAAACTTTACGGTGCTAATTACAAATATGTAGATAAGCCAAATGATGGTGGTATGTATGTTAAAATAATTAAACCAGAAGAATACAAAAAAGATGTTGTACTATACACAGCACCAGAAAAAGTAAAACCAGATAACACTTTCATATTATCAAAATTAATGGAAGATACTGTTGACGTATCTGCTGGTTATAATTCCTTTGGTGGTACTTTAGGTATTCAAGAATATGTGAATATGGATTTTGGTGATGCCCCTTTAAAAGGTTTACCACTTATGTATGTTTTTTATAAAGATTTTGATAATGGTTTAGCTTCTAATCGTAAAAATTCTGGTATACAACAAAAAATAGATAAAGATGGTAGAGCAACTGATTCTTATTATGACTTAACAAAAACTGGCAACATTAAAGTTATTCATAGTGGAAAAAAAGATGCTTATAAATCAATGACTGATAAGTATTATTTACACGCTAATTTAGGTCAAAATAGAACATTGTTAAATACATTTGTTAGTGGTGCTAATAAAGACGTAACATACCCATATATCGAAACTAGGTTTGATGGTTCTAATTGGTTTACCAATAAATGGATGAGAAATGCTTATTCGGATGATAGTTTTAGTTTATTCGGTAGTGAATACTATTACTTCCAAGACCAAGCAAAATGTACACTTGCAAATAATACAACGATTTCATGTGAACAATATGCAAAAGCGACATTATTTTTACACACAATACCTTTTAATACTGAACATAATATTAAAATTTATGGTGCGAATGATAATAATGGTTCTGCTGACCCGTTTGGTAATAATGAAATAAAACATTTGTTTAATAAAAAAGGTGGTTTCATACACGCACCTAGACTTTGGTGTGCGTATATTGGTAGTATTCTTTGGAGAATTAATAAACCGAATAATAGAGATAAAGATGGTAATGAAATACTAGGTTCTGGGGTTGAATATCCTATAGTTGATTCTACAGGTAGAATCATTGGTGGTGGTAGTGGTAAGAAAGACCCATTAGTTTGGACAAAAGGTAAAATCTTAGCATCAAATGGTTTAAACACTACTAATTTTTTACAACCAGGTAGAGATGAATATATACCACCAATTTTAGATACAGATGGAGATGGTAGTTCATACCAATATCCAAATATTGAAAAACTTCAGATTATTAATAGATTACCAGAACAAGCAAAAAACGAATTTAAGAAAGTATTTTTAGATTTTGTTAATGGTACTGATGGTATGTTATCATGGGATACTATTAGAGAGAAATTAGAAATTTGGAGCGGTGACTCAACTAGTTATTATAAATACCTACAAAAGTTACACAATGCTGCTGTTTTAGATAATTTAGGTAATTATCATCTACCAGCTAGTTTAATTGTAAACGAACCAAACATTAAAAATATAGAGTCATATGATATCATGACAATAGTGATTCAAGAAGGTGACCGCATACCAGAAACTAATACTAGACAACCAAAGCATGCTTATTATATGTTTTTAGAGTTAAAAGGTGATTATACAACAAACCCAGCTGTTACTAGAATCATAGATGGGTTGACTCAAGAATTAATTATAGTTAATACGGGTTGGAAAATTTGGGAAACACCAATAACTGACAAAGCCGTATTTTACCAAAAATTACGTGAACCAATTTTAGTTAAAAAAGAAGTTTTTGATAAATATTTTAACGCAATGATAACCAAGTTAAAGACGACAGCTGATGCTTATTCTGAATCGAATATCAAGAAAGATTTAGAACAATCAATATTTGGAACGTCTAACGAGGATACAATAAAATTAGTACTATATCGTACATGTAAAAACATACGTGATAAATGGTTAGCTGGAACAACAGATGCAGCGAATATTATGTATCAATGCGGTGGGACAAATGGTAGAAGTGTTGTTGATACTGGATTAGCTATAGAATATGGTAATAAAAGTCCTAAATTTATTGATACGTTTAGATTTGTTAGTCGTTCATTCAAAGATATCGGTAGAGAGCTTTATATTAACCCATTACCGATAAATGATTATTTGGTTGAAAATACAAATACTAGTGTTTATGACTCTATTAGTTCATTATTAGCGTCAAATAATTTCGACTTTGTTGCTTTACCTAATTTTATTAATTTTAGAAAACAAGAAGAAATTGAAGCAATATTTAAACCTTATGGTGATTACGATGAAGCTATTAGTAAGGGTTCGTGTGGTCCATCATTTGTTTGTGTATATACTGGTGTTAAATCTAAACACTTAGATTTTAAAAACGCAGATTATCCTAATGATGGTGTTGACTTTAGATGTGTAGATAACGGTAACGGTTCTTCAAATGTTGATATGGCTGCTACACCAGTTGACTTTACAACAGAAACCAAGGATTATGAAGACGGTATGGGTGTGTTTACGGTAAAATATAGCCAACAGAACCAAAATATATTCAAAGATATAAATCTTGACCAAAGTGAATTTTCAGAAACTGATGAATCACTTCAAATTCAAGAAGATATATCACAAAAGGGTTCAGAAACAAATAGAAGTATTGCTGGTCAAAACATATATAACGTATATTCAGTAAGAAGTTATACAGCACAAGTTGAGATGATGGGTAATGCCATGATTCAACCTATGATGTACTTCCAATTGGATAATATACCTATGTTCCATGGAGCTTATATGATTACTAGAGTTAAACACGCTATTAAACCAAACTCAATGATGACAAATTTCACAGGTGTTAGAATTAAATACACTAAAACACCAACATTATCAGCTATGGATTTATACATGTCATTGGCTGATACCATTGATACAAGTCAAGCTAGCGGTAATACAGCTGGTGGTACTGAAACAAGTGGTATATTCCCACCAATTGTACAAACTATAATGGAAAATGGTGTGATGAATGGTGGTACAAAAGGCAACACTGATAATATCAAATTTACATATGTACCAGAAATTCCTGGTATAAATATTATTTTAAATGCCACTTATGCTAAATCAGAAAGAGTATTGGTAGATGAAGCAGTTAAACCTTTAGTTCAAATGTTAACTGATTGGGTTGCGTGGATGAAATCTGAAAATTTTGTAGTCGGTGGTGAAGGTAAAACTTATGCTTATATTACATCATTATATAGAAGTACAGCACATCAAATAGAATTAGCTGGTACAGGTAGTAAAGGTGTTGCAAAAGTTGGTAGAACTAACCATGGTTGGGGTATTGCTGTCGATTTACAAATGTTTAGTAAAGACGGTAAGGTATTCCACAATGATAATAAAAATGGTAGTCCAGCTAGTTTCTTTAATTGGACAACAAACCCAGCTTATGGCTGGTTGATGACTAATTCATATAAATATGGTTGGATGCAACCATATAAACTTAGAGATGGTAATGGGTTAGAAGAACATTGGCATTTTGAATACCATGGTACAGCTGCAAAATGTTTAATGGAATTAAACCCAGCAAGTTACGGTAATACGGTTTCTGTTAATAAAGATTACAAACCAGGTTTAGTTACAAACCCTAAAACAAAAGATGGAACACCAGCTGTATATGTTGGTTGTGAATATAAATATGTTAAAGGTGCTGGTGACGGAACTGAAGTTGGTTGTCCAGCGGTTAGTAAAAATAAACCATTTACAACACAAAAATCATACAAGAATCAAATCATTAAAAAATTGACTGGTCCATCACAATCAGTAGCTGGTTTAAAACTAGTACCAGAATTTTATACAAATGGTGCTTTAACTAAAAAAGGTGTTATGGCTATGACACAAGGTGTAATTGAAGGTTTAGATACTTCACCAGAAAGAAAAAATCCAGGAAACATAAGAAGTGGTGATGGATATGCACATTACGCTACATGGGCCGAGGGTTGGACTGCTTACTTGGGTAAATTAAATAAATGGGTTAGTGGTAAAGTAACAGCGACAGCATCAGCTAATTATCCTAATTGTTACGACATTGACTCAAATAAATTATTTGACGATAGTGGTGTTCCATACAAAGCAACTGGTGATTATAACTATGTTGCTGGTAATTCACCAACACTTAGACAATTTGTTAATGTATACGCCCCATGGGGTGATAATAATAACCCAACAACATATTGTGCGGGTATTGCGGTTACGTTAAAAGATTATGGATTCAATATTAATGTTGATGATAAAATGAATACATGGATGACATAATTTGTTTTATTCAAATTAATTTAGTACCTTTGCAGTATGAAAATTGCAAATATAGTTTCAAATAATAAAATAGATGTTTCAGAAGAATTTAATGTAGTACAATCCATGGATGAAATAATCCATGGATTACCTACACTAATTGTTGGTTACGACTATGTAAACAAACACTATCCAGATTTTGATATCATGGATATTCGTGTTGAAGCTAATCTTTATTGGACGTTCAAAAGAACAGAAAAGAGAGATAAATTCCAAGAAGACTTATCTTGGTTTATAAGAAAGGTGTATGGGGACTTAACAAAAGAAATTATATATATATTTGTTGACCCAATACAATATCGAAGCAGAACTCTTTGGAAAATAGTAAGAAAAATTTATTCATTGAAAAAAATTATCACATATGTTCATGGTGATATGATTTATCTATATGGTGATAAATATCTATTTGGGATAGATTTGAAGCTATTATCTTACATTGGATTAAATTCTGGCAAGATACGAAATAAAATTAAGTCAATGAGTGCGGTCTTTTTGGGTTCTGATGAGATACTTATAGAATATAAAAACACTGTGGAAGAACTAGGTAATAAAGTTCGATACATACCTTACTTATTTTCTATAAAAAATGGACAAAACGATACTACTAGCATCATTCATATTCCCAGAGAGGGTTGAATGGTTTCTGAACTACTTAGAAGTAAAATTTAATATAAACAAAGATAAAGTCTTTGGGTATGAAAACCTAGATGATGAATCCAAAGTTATCATAACGTTTAAAATAGCGATTCCAGAAGATAAACCATTAAACCTTAAAAACCTATTCCCTAGTGCTGTATCAATACACAAACGAGGTAACGCTTTATATACCATAAACGCACTAAACAAACTGATAGAGGAAAAATTTCCAGAGTCTATTGGAAATGTTGACAATAAATCAATCAAGATAGATTGGGATGAATATCAAAATAAACTTATACTATTAAACGGTAAAGACCTTACCATTTTCAACATATCTAGGATTTTTTAATGTTTTTGTGATATTTATATAAAAGATAAAAATATACTTAAAATTTAATATCATGGAAAATAAAAAAATAGAGAAAGAACCAACAAAAACTTTAGATAAAACTCTAGATAGTTTTTTGAATACAGAAGGACAAGACCCTAACTTAGATTGTAGTTCTGGTGTTTGTATTATCAAAGGTGATAAAAGCATCTTAGAAAGAATCAACAAAAAAATAATAACAGAAGACGGTAGACAATTATTATTCTAATGAAGAAAACAAAATTTAACCCAGAGTTACTTAAAGAAGAATTAAGACGTTTCAATCAAATGGAAGGTTATCAATGGTATGCTGAAAGTCAATCACCTGTAGAATACGAAAAACCTTTATTAATTGATAAGGAATTAGACGAAGCCGATGAAGTTCCAACTGACTTAGAACCAGCAGACGATGCGGCAGCAAGTATTGGTGCTGAATTAGGTGTTGACGATGCAGCTCCAGCAGATGGGGAAGCACCAGCGGAACCAACAGATACTGAAGCACCACCAGAGCCAGCGGCTCCAGCACCAGCTCCAGCAATGCCAGCTGAACCAGCGACTGATGACGTTGAAGTAGATGTTACTTCATTAGTTAAAGGTTCTGAAGAAGCTAAAATGGCAGCTGATAAAGCTAGTCAAAATTCTGAAATGCTTTTACAAAAATTAACTGACTTAGAATCTCGTATTGCTAAGATGGATATGGTAAGTGCTAAGATTGAAGAATTAGAAAATGAAATCATAAAAAGAAACCCAACTGATGTTGAAAAATTAGAAATGCGTTCTCTAAGTTCATTCCCTTATTCACAAAAACTTACAGATTATTGGGCCGATAAAGAAGGTCAATATGATGTAATGAATGGTGAAGGAAAGAAAAAAGAATACGTGTTAACACAAGACGATGTTGACTCTGATTTTAGCGAACCAGAAATCAAAAAAAGCTTTGGTTCAACACCAGATGATTTTGATGAAGAAGATATGTAATTAAAAACAAATAACAATTAAGCCCCTATTTTAGGGGCTTTTTTATTTTAAATACTTTTTTATTGTAAAAATGTTGCAATCTTTGAAAAACATTCGTATCTTTGTTTAAAGGAAAATTACATAAAAAATACTTTAAAATAAGTGTTAAAAAAGCTTGACTTTTTTGTAAAATTTCGTATATTTGTAGTATAAAAAGAAGAGAATAAATAACGTAAATATATAAACAAAAAACAAAAATGAGTAATGAAAAAAATGCATTAGATGCAATGTTAGCACAGTACGAGAAGAACAACGCTCCGAAGTACGTGAAATCAGAAACCGCTAAGGTTTATGACTTAAAAAATTATTTTAACACGTTCATTAAAGAAGGTGTGAAATCGGCTACTAAACAAATTAGAGTCCTTCCTACAACTGATGGTTCTACACCTTTCGTTGAATTACACGCACACAAAGTTCAAGTTGATGGTGAATGGAAAACATTCCCATGTTTGAAACATGAAAAAGGTGAGGCTTGTCCTTTCTGCGAAGCTCGTGAAGCTTTATTAGCGACTGGAAAAGATTCTGATAAAGAATTAGCTAAAAAATACAATGCACGTAAGATGTACGTTGTAAAAGTTATCGACAGAGATAATGAAGAAGAAGGAGTTAAATTCTGGAGATTCAACCACGATTACCGTAAAGAGGGTATCTATGACAAAATCATCGGTGTTCTTAACGCAATCAAAAAAGACGTTACAAACGCAGAAACAGGTAGAGATTTATTGTTAACTATTAACAGAAATCAAAACGGTATCCCAGTTGTATCAGCTGTTGCTTCTTTAGACCCTAGTGGTTTATCTGAAGACCAAGACCAAAAAACGGAATGGTTAGAAGATGTAAGAACTTGGGAAGATGTTTACTCTGTAAGAACTTACGATTACTTAGAAATCATTGTTAAAGGTGGTGTTCCAGTATGGGATAAGGACGAGAAAAAATTCGTTGACAAAGCTTCAATCGGTACTGATGAAAATTCAACTTTAGAGTCTGAATTAACAATGGGTGTTGAAAACGTTAAAGCTAATGTACAAGCTGCTGAAGCAACTACAACAGCAACGGTTAGCGTTGAAGAAGACGAAGATGATTTACCTTTTTAATTAGAGGTTTAACTAAAACATAAAGAGGTGAGAAATTGCCTCTTTTTTGTTCTAAAATAACAAGAAGAAAAATTAATAAGAAGAATGGCACAAAAAAAACCAGAAAAGAAACCTATTGAAAAAAAAGCCTTTGATAATAAAGCTTTTAAAAAAAACCTAGGTTTAGGTGAACAAATCGTTAAAGAAAAAGATTTAACATGGATTCCGTTTAAAAAAGCTTTCCATGATGCCGTTGGATTGCCTGGGGTTCCAAGAGGTTACACAACACAATTTAGAGGGTTTTCAGATGTTGGAAAATCAACAGGGATTTACGAATCTTTAGCTGGAGCTCAAAAATTAGGAGATTACTGTATCATCATAGATACTGAAGGAAGTTTTAACTGGGAACACGCAAAGTTGGTCGGTTTTAAATTTGAAGAAGTTGTTGATGAAGACACTGGGGAAATCCTAGATTACGATGGTGAAGACTTTATGTATTTTGGTGGTAGTGATTTACTAGCTATGTATCAAAATTTTGATTATAAAGATGCCAAAATGAAAACAACACCTTTAAGATACATTCCAGTTGTAGAAGATATTGCTCGTTTGATGAATGAAATCTTAGACAAACAAGAAAAAGGTGAATTTCCACACAACATTACATTCCTTTGGGATTCTATCGGTTCTATCGGTTGTTACCAAGGTGCTGTATCAAACACAAACAATAACCAATGGACTGCTGGTGCGTTAAAAAGAGAATTTGAATCAATATTGAATTTCAGAATCCCAGCTTCTAGAAGAGAAGGTGCCCCATACATCAACACATTCGTTGCTGTACAAAAAATTTGGTTAAGACCAAATGCTGTAGGTCAACCGACAATCATGCATAATGGTGGTGAAGGTTTTAAATACGGTGTTAGAATGATTTTCCATATGGGTGGTAAATCAACATCATCAGCTAAAAAATTAGACGCTGTAAATGGTGGTAGAAGTTTTAACTTCGGTGTAAGAACTGATATTGAATGTGTTAAAAACCACGTAAATGGTATTGAGAGAATGGGTTCCATTTGTTCTACACCACACGGGTTTGTTAATCCAGATGAAAAAAATGCGTATGTTAAAGCAAACAACGTTTTCATCAATGCTAAATTAGGGACTAGCTTCTCTGATTTTGAAGTTGTTGAAGAAGACTTTAAAGCTGATGCTTACGAAAAAGACTAAGAGTTAGTCTATTAACCTTTTAAATGTTCTAACATGAACAAAAGACCACCACGTAACGGTGAAACTGTTTCAAAAATACAAAATACTTTATTGGTAGACGGAAATGCCCTGTTCAAGACAGGGTTTTTCGGAGCCAAGGACACTTATAATGTCAATGGACACCATGTTGGTGGCCTATACCAATTTATCACAACACTTAGAATGTTATTAACTGAAGACCTATACCATAGAGTCTTCGTATTCTGGGATGGAAATTTTAGTGGTAAACTTAGATACGAAATTTACGAACCTTACAAAAGTGATAGAGGAAAAGACTTCATCAATGGCACTCAACCTATAGATGAATCGGAATTATTACAACGTGAATTAGCTGCTGAATACATAGATGAAATGTACATCAGACAATTAAAACATGAAATCATCGAAGGTGATGATTTTATAGCTTATTATTGTCTAACCAAAAAACCAAACGAAAAAATCACCATTTGTACCAACGATGTTGATATGGCACAATTAATTAGTGAAGATGTTAAAATTTATTTCCTACATTTGAAAGAATATGTTGGAAAAGACAATTTTTCTTCGTACTTTTGTTATAATCAAGAAAACTCTGTTTTAGTTAAGACTATGCTAGGGGATAAAAGTGATTCAATTAAAGGAATAAAAGGTTTAGGTGAAAAAACATTATTAACACACTTCCCACAAATCGGTGAAAGACATGTAAGTCTAACCGAAGTTTTAGAGGAAGCAAAAATACTACAAGAAAATAGGATTAAAGAAAAAAAACCACCTCTTAAGGTGTTAGACAACATCGTCAATAAAGTCACAGAAGGTGTGCAAGGTACTAAGGTTTACGAAATAAACGAGAGATTAGTAGACTTAAAAAAACCAATGATGACTGAAGATGGAATAAGAGAGTTAGAACAATTGATAGATGGTACCCTTGACTCATCGGGTAGAGATTTAAAAAATGTTCTTATATACATGAAACGAGATGGGTTAGATAAAACAATTGGCGAACATAGGTATCCAGATTATTTGATACCATTCAAAAAGCTTATCGAAAGAGAAAAACTAAATTTTTAACATTAAAAAAACAAAATGACGACAACAACAACAAAACCAAGTTTACGTACAGATGGGAAAAAAATCGAAGACCAAAGATTCGAATTCGTATTGTATATTAACGACCACATTATCTGTCAAAGATATTTCAATATCTACGACTTTAATGAGGATTCTATTAAGTCTTTAGAGCTTAAAGAAATGATGGACAACATTGCTGGAATGAACAATGGTGACTATGGTAGTCAAGGTATTATTCCTAACCATTTAAAAGAGAAATCTTTAACTTATTTATGGGATAATTATAACCCATATTTCTTACAACCAGAAGAAGGTTCTAAGAATATTTTCGAAAAAGAAGACAACTTCCAATTCGAAGTAAAAGTAGACAAAACGTCTGTCGCTAAAACTCAATTTAGTGGAAACTTTTTTCCACCAAAAGTTAGATACGCAGTTGACGTTAGGGAAATAATCCCGTCAATCATGTCTGAAATCAGACATTCGATGAGTCAAAAAAAATATACAATTATTGAGCGTTAATCTCAATTATCGGTATATTTATTATAACAATGTTTTTAAAAAAAGAAGAAAAAAATGGCAAAAATAGATAAAAATAGTTTAGGATATTTGGGGTATGACTACCAATTAAGATTAATAGCACAGATTCTTACTGATAGGAAATTCGCAAATTCAATAATAGATATTGTTGACCCAAACTATTTTGAAGACCCATACTTAAGAGTTGTGGCTGCAACAATTAAGGATGCTAAAATGACCGATGATATCGTTCCAGACATTGGTAGTCTGGAATTCAGATTATTAGAAGACGTGAAAGATGATGTACAAAGAAAATACGCCATTTCACAACTCCGTAAGATTCAAGATGCCAATTTACACGATACTCTTAAAGTGCAAGATATCGCAATGAAGTTCTGTAAACAACAAGAACTTAAAAAATCAGTAAATGAGATAACCAAAATCATCAACAAAGGTGATATTGAGGATTATGACAAATGTGAAGCTATACTTAGAAAAGCTTTGGAGCATGGTGATAATAAAGACGATGGTATGGACATCTTCGACAACATTAATGATGTTTTGGTCGATGATTTTAGAAAACCAATTCGTACTGGTATTACAGGTTTGGACGATGTAATGGATGGTGGTTTATCCAAAGGTGAATTAGCAGTTATTTTAGCACCATTTGGTGTTGGTAAAACAACTATGATGACCAAGATAGCCAATACCGCTATGACTGATGGTAAAAAGGTGTTACAAGTGTTTTTCGAGGATAACCCAAAGGTAATACAAAGAAAACATTTATCATGTTGGTCTGGTTATGATTTGAATAGCTTATCATTACACAAAGACGAACTATTATCTATGGTTACTGATATGACAGTAGGACCAGATAAAGGTATCTTAAGGCTTAAAAAGTTTTCTAGTGATGGAACAACGATTCCAGTTATTAGACACTACATTAGAAAGCTAATAGCACAAGGTTTTAGACCAGATATCGTGTTATTAGATTACATTGACTGTGTTGAACCATCTAGAAGGTTTGATGATGTAAATGCTGGTGAAGGTAGTGTGATGAGACAATTTGAAACTATGTTATCTGAATTGGATATGGCTGGATGGACAGCGGTTCAAGGAAACAGAAGTTCGATTAAAGCTGAAGTAGTTGAAGCAGACCAAATGGGTGGTTCAATTAAAAAAGGGCAAATTGGTCACTTCATTGTGTCAATTGCGAAAACTCTAGACCAAAAAGAAGCTGGAACCGCAACAATGGCAATCCTTAAATCTCGTTTTGGTAAAGATGGTATTATTTTCACTGATATCAAATTTGATAACGCAAGAATTCAAATTGACATGGGTGAGAGTAAAGGTGGTAGAACGCAAACACAACACAAACAAGATGTAAATGTCAACAATCAAGATAGAGTTAACTCAGTTTTGACTGCGGCAAAAAATAGACAATCAGTTTTAAGTGGAATTACGGTTCCAAAGGCTGAGGAATAAAAATTAACAATAAAAAATAACAAACAAAATGACAGAACCAATATTAATTAACAACCCAAATCGTTTTGTTCTATTTCCAATAGAACATCAAGACATCTGGCAGCATTATTTGGACCAAAAAGCGGCCATGTGGACGGTAGAAGAAATTGATTTATCAAAAGATATTGCTCACTGGGAAACCAAATTAACAGATAACGAAAGATTTTTTATCACAAACATCTTAGCATTTTTTGCTGCTTCAGATGGTATCGTGAATGAAAACTTAGCTATAAACTTCTTAAATGAAGTACAATACACTGAAGCAAAATTCTTTTATGGTTTTCAAATCATGATGGAGAATATTCATAGTCAAATGTATTCTTTACTTATCGATACGTATATTAAAGATACCAAAGAAAGACAAGAATGTTTTAACGCTATCGAATACATGCCACCAGTTAAAAAGAAAGCAGAGTGGGCGTTGAATTGGATTGAATCGGATTCTTTCGTTGATAGACTAATTGCATTTGTTGCAGTAGAAGGAATTTTCTTTTCTGGGTCATTTTGTAGTATTTTTTATCTTAAATCTAGAGGTCTTATGCCTGGATTGTGTGACTCTAATGTTTTCATCTCTAGAGATGAATCAATGCATGCTGATTTTGCAATACATTTATTGAATAACCACATCGTTGATAAACCAAGCGAAGCAAGAATTAGAGAAATCTTTTTATCTGCTTTAGAAATAGAAAAAGAATTCATCACTGAATCTTTACCAGTATCACTTATCGGTATGAATGCTGATTTGATGAAACAATACTTAGAATTTGTTGTTGACGGACTATTAAGTCAGTTAAATTGTGAAAAAGAGTTTAATTCAAAAAACCCATTTGAGTTTATGAATCAAATTGCTTTGAAAACAAAACAAAACTTCTTTGAAGGTCGTTCGACAGAATATAAATCGGCTGACTTAAGTGGGCCAATCTCATTTGATGAGGAAATTTAACTAAGATAAAGATGCAAGTAATAAAAAGAAACGGAAGTAAGATTGACTTCAATCCAAATAAAATATTAACTAGGATTAAAAAACAATCAGAAGGGTTAAAAGTTAATGCTGATGAAGTTTTCATCAAAGTAACACAAGGTATCGCTGATGATATGACAACCAACCAATTGGATGACCTTATTTCAGTTGTTGCTGAGTCGTTAGCGATGAACCACCCAGACTATTCAAAATTGGCCGCAAATATTTCGATAACGAAACTTCATAAAGAAACCGAAGATTCGTTTATGAAAGCCGCCAAAAAAATGTACAACGCTGGTTTGTTGAACGATACATATTTCAATAAAATAAAAGAAAATATTGAACTTATCGAATCAACAATAGATTACAAGAGAGATTTCCAATTTGATTATTTCGGATGGTGCTCACTTAAAGATATCTATCTATTAAAATCATCTGAGGGTGTAATATTAGAAAGACCACAACAAATGTACGTTAGGGTTGCTCTTATGACAACCAACACACCAGAAGACTTCAAAGAAAAATATTATGATTTAAGTCATCAACAAGAAAGTCCAGCGACTCCATTGAAAATGAATATCGGAACAACTATTGGACAGATTGCTTCATGTAATTTATCTATTGTTCCAGATGATTCAACTGAAGGGTTATTGAACATATTAGGTAGAATAGCTATTTCATCTTCTAAAGCCGAAGGTATTGGTTTGGCAATTTCTAATATTCGTTCAAAAGAAAGCAACGTTGGTAATTCTAACGGTAAAGCTGGTGGTATTCTTAAATACCTTAAAGTTGTAAATGAAACTCTTAGGTTTTGGAATCAACGTGGTAAAAGACCTGGTTCTTGTGCCGTATATGTTGAACCATGGCATAAAGACATATTCGATGTGTTAGACATTAGAAAGAAAATTGGTGCTGAAGAATTAAGAGCTAGAGATTTATTTTCTGCTCTTTGGATTCCAGATAATTTCATGAAAGCTGTTGAAACAAATGGTGATTGGCATTTATTTTGTCCTCATGAGATAAAAACAGCTGGTTTAAAGCCATTTTATGAGATTTATGGGTCCGAATACGAAGAAGAGTATAATAAGGCCGTAGAGATGGGAATTGGTACCAAAATCAAAGCACATGACTTATGGTTGAAGATATTAGAAGCTCAAATTGAAAGCGGAATGCCATATATGTGTTTCAAAGACCACGCCAACAAAAAATCGAACCAAAAAAATATGGGTGTAATTCACTCTAGTAATTTATGTTCTGAAATCATGGAAGTTACCGATGCTAAAACAACAGCTATCTGTACACTTACTAGTATTCCAGTTCAAAAATATGTTATTGATGGTAAATATGATTTTGAAGAATTAGGTAGAGTTTCACGTTCAATAACAAAATCATTAAATATAGCTTTAGAGGTTAACGATTATTCAACTGAAGAAGGTAGAAAAGGTGGTTTAGAACAAAGAGCATTAGGAATAGGTATTCAAGGGTTAGCGGATGTGTTTGCTATGTTGAAATTAGTATTTACATCAGATGAAGCTAGACAGTTAAACAAAGACATATTCGAAACCATTTACTTCAATGCATTGAGAGAATCCTGTGATTTGGCTAAAGAAACTGGTTTAACCTATGATGGTTATGAAGGTTCACCAATTTCAGAAGGTATTTTCCAATGGCAAATGTGGGATGTAACCGAAACAGACGAGTTAGGAAACGTAACAACTAGAAAAAGAAAAGAAGAAGATTTATCTGGTATGCACGATTGGAAACAATTAAGAAAAGACATAAAAAAATACGGTGTTAGAAATTCACTGGTAACTACATGTCCACCAACAGCTAGTTCAGCTCGTGTAATTGGGTCTAATGAAGCGTTCGAACCTTTTACTTCTAATTTATATGTTCGTAGAGTAACTGGTGGCGAATTTGCAATGGTAAACAAACACTTGGTTAGAGATTTAGAAGCTGAAGGGTTATGGAATAGAGAAATTCTTAGTGAATTGATTAAAAATGATGGAAGTGTTCAAAACATTCCAGTTATCAGTCAAGAAATGAAAGATAGATATAAAACAGTATGGGAAATATCACAAAAGGCTCTTATTGAAATGTCTGCTGATAGAGCACCATTCATCGACCAATCACAGAGTCTTAATATTTTCTTTAGCACACCGACAGTGGGTAAGTTAACTACATCACATAGCTTAGCATGGAAGTTAGGACTTAAAACTGGACAATATTATTTACGAAGTGAATCAGTTGATAATAAAGCGAAACACTTAGCGATAGATATGACTAAACAAAAAGTTGTTGAGAAACCAACAGAAAGTCAATTTGAATGTATCGGATGTTCATCATAAAAAAATAAATACAAAAAAATAAGGGGACCATATGGTCCCTTTTTTTATTTGGCATATTTACTTATAAAAATACTTTAGTATTATATTTATCTAATAAACAAGTTATGGCTAACGGAAAATACATCAATATAAATTATCCTTTTAAGGATAGTCACAAGGGTTTTTTCTTGGATTTAAACGATGAAGACAGTCAAGCAATAAAAGCTGACCTTCTTCATTTGATACTTACTAGAAAAGGACAAAGACTTTACAATCCAGATTTTGGTACTGATTTAATCAAATTTATCTTCGAACCAGAAGATGGAATGACTCTTAATGATATTAAAAGCGAGATAAAAGGAACGGTAAAAAGATTTTTACCACAACTTCAAATAGATGAAATAACAGTAGTCGAATCAACTGAAAGCGAATATGCTGCGGTTGTTACTTTAAAATATACAATAACTGACGATGTTTTTACAACAACTGACATCGTAGTAATAAATTTATAATAAATTATGGCAAATCAAGGAATTCAATACACTTCTAGAAACTTCGCTGACATTCGTTCAGACTTAGTCAATATGGTTAAACAATATTATCCAGACATCTTTAATGATTTTAATGACGCAAGTGTCGGTATGATGCTTTTAGAGTTAAATGCAGCGGTTGGTGACATGCTTTCTACCAATACCGATAGAATGTTCCAAGAAACACAAATCGATTACGCAAAAGAGCGTAAATCAGTTTTATCTTTAGCTAGAACATTTGGGTTAAAGATTCCAGGGAAAAGACCTAGTGTTACAATTGTCGATTTCAGTGTGACGTTACCTGTGTTAGGGGATACATTTGATGTATCGTATGCACCAGTGATTAGAGCTGGCTCACAAGTTAGTGGTGGTGGAAAAGTATTTGAAGCTAATGATGATATTGATTTTGCAAACCCATTTACAATAGGTGGGATTCCAAATAGAATAATCATACCTAACTTTAACTCAAATGGTACATTGATTAATTATACCATAACCAAAAGAGAAATAGTTATGAATGGTTATACCAAAGTATTTAAAAGAGTTATAACAACAAATGATGTAAGACCATTTTTAGAAATAGTATTACCAGAAGATAATGTTTTATCTATTGACTCTATCATTACACTTTCTGGTACTAATTTTATAAAAGAACCTTCATTAGATGAATTTTTAAACTTGAATAATAGATGGTTTGAAATGGATGCGTTGGCTGAAGATAAAGTTTTCATTGAAGATAATAGCAAGGTTACCGATAATGCTGGTGTTAGACCAGGAAAATGGATATCAACTGTTAAAAAATTTATAACAGAATATACTGATTTAGGTTTTACCAAGATTATTCTAGGTGCTGGTGCACAAGATACTAGTAGTCTTTGTGATTTTGATACGAATACAGCTTTGGTTAACCAAATTGGCGATTTTGTTAATAACCTATCATTGGGTGTTGTACCAACAGCAAATACAACTATGTTTGTAAAATATAGAGTTGGTGGTGGTGCTGATACAAATCTAGGACCAAATGTGTTAAAATCTTTAGGTATTTTAAATATGAGTGTTAACGGTTCAAACGACACAATGAATACAAGTGTTAGAGCCTCACTTAAGGTTAATAATGCTTTTCCAGCTTTAGGTGGAAAAGATGTACCTAGTGTTGAAGAAATTAGAAATATGGTTAGATACAATTTCGCTTCACAAAATAGAGCTGTAACGATAAAAGATTATCAAACTAGAATAGCACAAATGCCTGGAAAATTTGGTGTACCGTTTAGATGTGGTGTATTTGAAGAACAAAACAAAATTAAAACATATATCTTAGGTTTAGATGCTGCTGGTAGACTTACTAACGAATCAACTAGTGCTTTGAGAGATAATATTGCAACATATTTAGCTGATTATAGAATGCTTAATGACTACGTTCAAATCACCAATGGTAGAATTGTTAATTTAGCGTTTGAAATTGATTTATTTATAGATAAAAAAATGCCTTCATCACAAATTATATCACAAGTAATTACTGACGTAAAAGATTACCTAGATATCAATAAATTTGATATGGGGGATAATGTTTATATATCACCATTATTAGAAACTATCAATAATGTAGGTGGTGTTTTAAACGTAACTGGTTTGAGGATATTCAATAAAGTAGGTGGTGGGAAATATAGTCTTAATGAGATTTCTCAACCATATATCGATTCAGACACCAGACAAATTGATTTAAGTGAAGACTATACTCTTTTCGGTGAACCAACTACTATGTTTGAAATTAAATACCCAACAATGGATATTATTGTAAGGGTTAAGTAATAGGGTTTCCTTATTGTTTTTAAATAACTATATTTGTGAATAACAAATAACTAAAAAAAAAAGAAAATGGGTTGTAATTGTAAAGCATCGGGCTCTATGCCTAAATTTGATGAAAATGAAAAAAAAGAAAAATTAATTCCAATAATACTTAAGTATGTTGCTAAAATCATAGGGTTTTTAGTTGCGGTAGCGTTATTACCATTGATAATGTTGATGATAATATGGTTTATGTTTGATACTATTGTTTTAAATAAAGAAGTTGATTTAAGAGTTGTTATAGATAAATTTGTTAAAAATAAGAAATTTTTTAACAGTGATGATGACGATGACGATGACGATGATGATGATGATGACGAATACTTAACTGAAGACGATGTTGTTATGTTAAACGTTGAAGATATAACAATAAAGAGTAAATAAGTTTTATGTCAAATAATACCGTAAGAATAAGAACTACACCAAATGGTAGTGATAAATACCTTAAAGTAAAATTAGAGCAAGATTTTGATTTTATTGAGATTCTTTCTCTAAAGATTACTCAAGAAGAAGCCTATACAAACTATTGTTCTGACTATGGTGTTGTTGCTGGTAGGGTAATAATTAATAGTGGATTTGGGGTTCCAAACGCTAGAGTTAGTATCTTTATACCTTTGGATGATATTGATAAAAATAACCCACAAATAAAGGGTTTATATCCATATGAAGTAATTACAGATAAAAATCATGACGGTATTCGATATAATACATTACCTAAAAGTTCTGAAACTGATAATGATTGTTTCACAGAAATAGGTACCTTCCCAAACAAACGAGAAATATTAGATAACACAGATATGTTAGAGGTTTATTGTAAATATTATAAATTTACAACAACAACTAATTATGCTGGTGATTTCATGATATTTGGTGTACCACTAGGAACATACACAATCCATGTTGATGCTGATATTTCGGATATAGGAATAGCATCACAAAGACCTTACGACAGTATCAGTCAAGGAACACCAACAAAATTCTTTGATAGTTCAACAAAATATAAAGGTGGAACAAATTTAGATAGACTAATTCAAGTTAAATCAGCTAACGCTGGTGTTAATGTACAACCTTTTTGGGGTAATACTGACACATGTGAAATTGGTATTACTCGTGTTGATTTAGACTTAAATTACAATATAAAACCATCAGCTATCTTTATGGGTAACATGTTTGGTGACCAAGATAAAGATAGTGTCAGTAAAAACTGTAAACCTAGACGAGATGTAGGTGGTTTATGTAATCAAGTATCTAACGAAGGTACAATCGAAATGATTAGAGAAACTATAGAGGGAACAGTTGAAAATTTTGATGTTGAAGGTACTAGGTTAATAGATGAAAATGGTTCATGGGCGTATCAAATACCTATGAATTTAGATTATATGGTTACATCAGAAACTGGTGTTTTACAACCGTCTGACGACCCAAACAAAGGTCTACCAACTAGAGCTAGTGTTAGATTTAGAATTGGTCTTGACCAAACAGGTGGTGAAGGTAGACTTAGAACTAGGGCTAAATACTTAGTTCCAAATAACCCTAGTTTACAAACAGAAATTGATTACGAATTCGGTAATAAAACCAAAAAAACTAGCTTTAGAGATTTATATTGGAATAAGATATATTCGGTTAGCAATTTCATTTCGAGATATCAACAAACATCAGCATTTGCTGGCGGTGTTCATACTAGAAATATTACTGGTATTAAAGACGTTGATGATTGTGGTGGTGATAAAACACCATTCCCATACAACAAAGTAAATACATCATTCACTCCTTTATTTTTTATAATATGTTTGATTATTAAAATTGTAGGATTTCTAATCTATATGATGAATGCTTTGATTATCCCACTTATAAATGTTGTGTTGATGATTTTAAATGTTGTTTTAATGATTATTTGTAAAATTTTATATTCGATAGGTAGGATTATTGACTCAATACCATTTTTCTCGTTTAATGCGTGTAAGCTCTGTATAAAAAGGGGTACATGTTGTGATTGTGATGAAATTTTATCATACATTCCGTGTGTTCATGTTAAATGTCCAAATGAAGGTGACCATAATATATTTGCACCAGGTTGTTCAAAACATGGTCTTGATGGTAATAAATCGTATAAAGCAACTGGACCAGATTATCCAGATTATTATAATGGTGATTCTTTTGGACATGGTGGTTTATTCGATTTGTGTGGTTTAGATGATTGTGTGGCATTTGAAATGGCGAAATCAATGCATTTATTCCAATTTGATTTTTATAATGATTGGATAAATGGTTCTCTTTATAGTTTTCTTTTAAAATATAAGAAAAAAAGAAAAACAGCTGAAAAATTCTGCGAATACGACTGTTCAGATTGGGGAATAGCCGAAGGTGGCGTTGACGGTAATAATAATGGTAATCCAGATAATGACTGTAGAAATAACAGTCTAGTTGATGTTTGTTTTAATGGTGGAAAAGATTCACAATTTAAAGTTTTTAAAACTTCAGTAAGAGAAGGTTTAATTAAAAAACTTGGTGATGAATTTTATTACGCTGCATCATCACATGATGCCAGAGTTAAAATATTTGCAACAGATATTATTAATTTAGGTGCGGTATTTAGTTGTGATTGGCAAGGAGTCCCAAAGGTTCAACCACATTTAGTCCCAACAACATATAAAATAGCACCAGATATTCAAGAAATTGCTGATGACCAAGCTACTGTACTAACAACAGGACAATGTGATATTGATGGTAATACTCTTGGAATATTTTTTAGTATAAATTGTCTTGGTTTACACGTTAATGAAACACAATGTCTAAACCTTAGACATCAGTGTGAGTTTGGTGTGGAATTAGATGAGAATAGACAATTAATTGGTGGCCCAGCTGCTAATGGTATTATAGGTGTAGCTGATTTAGATTTAAGCAACGATGATAGAGCAAAATGGGTTAGAGATGTATTTTACGGTTTAAATATTTCTGCAAATACTTGGACACTTAACTATCCATATTCAACTAATTTTAATTTACTTAATTGTGGACAATATGATTTTTCATATTCTGGTGGTACGTCAGACCCATGTACAAATGGTAATGATTATATTAAATTTAGAGGGTATCCTCTCGGTGGTGCTTCAATGTTTGCACAACCAAAACATTCATATTTCTTTTATTTTGGTATAATTCCTGGAAAAACAGGGTTAGATAAGATGAATCAAAGATTCTTTACAACGTGTATACCAAAAACTCAAGTAGAATTTAATGTTGTTGTTTCATTAATACCAATTACATTTACAAATTTAACAGCTACAGCAAATATTAGTTTTATTGGTGGTGTTGGCCCTTTTAGTTATACGATTAGTGGTCCAAACAATACACTTATTAATGGTGTTGTAACACCTAGTAATGGTGTTAGTGAAGTTAGCGTTACAGGTTTAGCCGCTGGTACTTATACACTACAAGTTACTAGTTCGGATGGAAGTTATATATCACAAACCATATCAGTCTTACCACCAGGACCATTGTTTGCAAATGCTTTTGTTAGTGATGATTGTAATTCATATTTATCACCTAACGGTGAAATAACAGTTAGTTCAGCTGGTGGTGGTAACGGTTCTGGTACTTATACATATGAATTATTTAATAGCCTAGGTGTTTTAATTTTAGGTCCAGCAAATTTAACCGCACCACAAACATTAAACAATTTACCTTTAGATATGGGTGTAAATGGTGGTTATATGGGTTATACTTTAACAGTAACTGATTCTGTAAATGCAACAGTGGATGTGCATAATTTAATAATCCATGGACCTTCGGCTTTAACAGTTACCAGTCTTGTCACTAATGTAACATGTTTTGGTCGTGATAATGGTGCGATACATATCAATGCTAATGGTGGTGTAGGACCTTACTCAGCGTCAACAATAGCGGCTGATGGTTATTATGAAGAAGGTCTTAATCTAACTGGTCTTTCTGCTGCTACTTACTCTACTACAGTTGTTGATTCTGAAAATAACTTTGCATATGTTATTAGCACGGTTTTATCGTTAAACGCATATATGGAGATAGCTAAAACATCAGCAGCTGATTTACAATCAGCTCAGAATGACCCAGATAATTATAAAATAATTTTTTATGTTAATTATGGTGGTACTGCCCCATCAATAACTATTGAGTATAATATTGATGATGCACAAGATGCAAATAGCGACTACATATTTTTAACTCAAACAATACCATTTGTGAATTCAACACAACCCGTTATGTTGATAGTTCCAGCTGATAGTTTGAATTCAAATATTCTTATACGTATGTCAAATACACAAAGAACATGTCATAGTACCAATCTTAGTTTTGATAAAGCTGATATGATTTTACCAGCTGGTATTTTAAAAATGAATGTAACTGGTATTGACAATACAAAACAATGTACGCCAAATAAAGTAACATTTAAGTTTAATATTAATGATTTACAGAATGCACCAGATGCTACGAATAACCCTAATTATAGGGCTAGTGCTTGTAATCAAGGTGGTTCTGGGTATTTTTCAGATATTTGGGTTACAGGTCATAATTTAGCTGGTACACAAAGTGTACAGCAAACTACGGCTACCCAAATAAGAACTAACCAGTTTCAAAATGCACAATCGATAACACTACCAGTACCAATGGTTGGTGGTTTACCAGCGGCAACATGTACAATATATGTTCAAACAACATTTATGAATCAATGTTTTTTTGGAAATATAGGATTCTATACAATACCGAATGCTAACCCTAGTTTGCCAGGTACTTATCCAGTATTGAATATTGGACCTATAGTTTTACCGAATACATTATTAAATGGTTCATGGGCAGATACAATAGTTGCCCCTAATACAATAAAAAAATTAAATGCTTTTGGTGGGATTCAACCTTATACTTCTACACCATACCATATATATGATGGTACTGCATTAACACAATACTCTGTACCAACAGGTACAGTAATTAACAGTATGATTACAGATAGCGTGGGTTGTAAAAAATCAGTATAAAATAAAAATAATAGAACATGACAGATAGAATACAACAGAGATTAAATAGTGAGAAATCAAAAAAATCAGTTAATACCGATACGTTAGTTAAAATTAACGTTGAGAGTAGTGAGCGACTATTACCTACTAACGAAATTAATAAGATAGTTAATGTTGCTGAAAGATTTAACACTGAAAGACAACGTTGTACATATTATAGATTAATTGGTACGATAAGCCCATTGGTTAGTAACCCATTATTCAATATAACTGATTCGTTATCGTTGGATAAATATACGTGGTCTGGTTTTAATTCATATGAGTTTTTAGATTCATCATACCCACACGATGGAGATGTGTCGGATGAAGGTGATTTAACATACAGACAAAGTATCAATAAATACCTTAAAGAAAAAGATGGTTGGTTTGGATATTTTGACCCAAACATAACAGCATCATCATTATGTAACTATTTTGATATGGAACCAAAAAGAGAAAGATTTTCTTTTATTCCAGATACTAAACCATTCCATGGGGTTACAAATCAATCCCCAGTTAAAAATTGGGAAATAACCGTAACGTATCCAAATTCATCTGATAAAACCCATAACATGGTAGCTGGTGGGCTGCTATTAGTTGAGCTTGTTGATGTAATAGTATCTACCAGAAATATGATAGCATTTGGTATTCCATGTTTACACAATTTAGTTGTTGGTGATACAGTTAGAATCACAGGTACAACAGTTTACGATGGTGACCACACAGTGATTAGAACAGGGTTAGATAATGGTGATTTAAAAGATTATTATTTTGTAATAGATTCAACGAATTTAGGGCCAATAGGTAATCATTCTAGAATGAAAAAAATTGTTAGTGGGTTTGAATCTGAATATTATTTTAGAAAATTTAGAAAAATAAAAACAAAGGTATCGGCAGTTATCGAAACTGATGACTACGAAACATACCAAGCTGGTTTTAGTGAAAGTTTTTTTAATGACCAAATAATTCAATTTGTTTTTAATGAAGATATTGATGTTTCAGATTTAACTGATAATTTAGGTCGACCTTTGAGTGAAATATATGTTAGTATGATAAAAACAGACAGTAACGGGTTATTTACTAACGTTTCATCTGGAATAGAAACACCATATATTGCTACACTAAACTCTAGTAACCTAAGTTCATTATCATATTTAAAAGACATACCAAGTATAAATAAAATACATAACGGTGGGTATTCATCAACATCTCTACCATTTCCAAGTCATATTCCATTAGAAAATAATGTTTTAGTTGGTAATTTTGATTTTTATGGTGATTTAGTTGAATATAATATAGGTGAGATTAAAGAAACAGTATTAGCTAGTGTTTCACATAGATTTAACACGAAAAATAGAGAATCAAACCCAGTTGGATTTAGCTATGTTAATAAAGTTATTCTTAACACAACACAACCAGAAATAATAGCGACAAATTTAGGTCCTAGACAAGAGGGTTATTTTTATCAAGCACATCATAGAATTGAAATTAGACGATTTTCTAATTATATCGAAGAAGGTGATATACATACAAATGGCTTACCTACTTATGCTATAAATTTAGGTGATGATAGATATTTATGGAGAGATTTGATAGATATAGGATTTAACGAAACGGATGAAAAACCTTTAAATTATCCTTTTTTAAATGGAGCACATTATATGTATCAAAACTATTGTTTTCACGTTAGAAGACAAGACCAATTTGCCGTATGGAAATTATATTATGGGACATTCCCAGCTGACCCAGTAGGTGACCGTATAATAGATAATTTTATAGTTAAATCAGTAGACCCAGATGTTTGTTAATAAATTTAAAATAAACCTATCAACACTTAGTGGTGGCACAACAGCTACTACTATCACGTTTCCTATTAGTATGGATTTTCAAAATGTAGACCAAGCTGAATTGATTGAGCGTGTTTTTGTTGATACTGAAGTTGAGGCTTCTATAAACCCTATTGTTGATAATGATAGAGTTAGATACTTACCTTTAGATTTACAAGGTAACCATATCGATAAAATAGTTTACGATGTAAAACTATTCGGTAATACTGGTACTTATGTAGATTTTTATGGTGATGTTGGATTTTCGAATGATGATATTAAATACAGAAAAAATAGTTTTTTAGAAACTGCTTTAACCTTGAATTTTTATAATAGCGATAATCCTTTGACACAAAAATTAGTGTCATATCTAACCTTATATTCTAATTTGAATAGTAATGATTTTTTATCTATAAATGTAACGAATGGTGTCCCAGGTCAACCAAAACCAGCAGTTCAGATTCCAGTAAATTTTATCGTTGAAAATCCTATATTAAACCCTAGAGGTTTTGCTGAGGGTTATCACTTATATGACTACAAAGATGAGTTAAAAATAGGTGATTCAAAGTATTTATATATGAGAGCTAGCTTTAAGAAT